TTGCCGACGAGAAGCTGCCCGTCGTTTGTCACCAGTGTAGGCACTCGAGTGATCTGTCTCGACGGAACCCCCTGAGTCGACACGTTATGAAAACGGATCATATGAATGAGCGCTGGGTTTTCCCGAATCTCCTGGATCACTTGAGAACAATACGGACACTTGTCACTGTAGACCAGAGTGGCCATCCTAGTATTGGATAACTTTTTGTACCCAGGAAGGCGACGCGGCGGACTTTCCACGGAAAGGACTTTCCACCACGGCGGAAAGGACTTTTTTCTCGTCTGATGGTAATATGAAGGACATTGTCGTATTTCTCCTTCTGGCAATTTTGGGATTTTTGCTGTGGAACCGCGGTGTGTTCATGAACGGCGAGGCGTTTGTGAACGTCAGTGACCAGAAGCCGGTGAGCCCTGCGACGATCCAGACCATCATCAATGCCATTCAGGCCAAGAACCCCGACGTGTACCCAGTTCAGACCATCTACATCAACTCGATGCAGGGTGAACAGGGTTCATCGATGTATGATGCCCGTATCATGTTCGTCAACACACGTGGCTACTTTGGTGTCCAGTATGACATCAAGGCGGACGGTGACGGCAACATCCTGGAAATGTCCGAACAGCCCCAGCCCGGCATCGGCGCTGCTGATGTTTTCGAGCCATTCGGTCCCAGTGATTCGTACACCACGTTCGAGGACACCCAGGTTGTCCTGGACAAACAATTTGCGGATCTGAAGACCCAGGTGCCAGGCTACCAGAGCAAGCTCGATATTTGGCTGGAGCAAATGCGTCAATCGGAAAGAAACAACGCCGACGCTGCGGCACGGAACGGCACCGTTGTTTCTATGCGCTAATTAGGAATGTTAGTATCAGCACAAAATCTTGCTGAGCGAGAGCACAAAAGGCTCGAGGTTCGCAAGGCGACCTATAGAGCCATCCTCGAACAGCTCTGTCGCAAAATCAAATCTGCGTCAGAACTTGGCGAGCGTTCGTTATTTTTGACAATTCCGCCGTTCACGATCGGCTACCCTGCATACGACATTGAGAGCACAACTGTGTACATTCAGCGTCAACTGGATCGACTGGGCTACAAGGTGATCAAGGTGGCGCAGGGGACGCTGGGTGTCAGCTGGTGTGCGAAACCCAAAGGGCCCGTGGTCATCGACCACTCTGTTGAGGAAGAGTCGACTCGGAGTATTTCACTCCCATCGCTTGCCAACTTACAGAAAACGGCTGCGAAATTGCGTGGAAAAAAATAAACCCGCTAACATCAATGGATTCGACCGCTATCCTCGTCGAGGCCGAACGCAAGTTTATGATCAAGCTGTGCAACGCCATGACACCCGTGATGATTGACGCCTTCTACGACATGTACAAAAAGGCGATCGAGGTGTCCAAGGGACGTCAGACGCTTATTCACTACCAGACGCTGCTCCAGGAGGTGCCTCACTGGAACAACACGATCGTGAAGCAGCACGCGGACGCAATCATCAAGTCCTGTTCGATGTTTCCCAATCTGCTCGCCGCCGTTTTCGTCATTTCAGTCAAGATCATGTCGGCAGTGCGCATTTCATCCGACTCGAAGAAGATCAACATCAAGCTGCCATCCAACGACGTGTTTGTGCACTCGTGCTACATAGCAGCCGCCAAGAGCCTGTACGAGGATCCGTATGTCGTCGTGGACAAAATGTCTGACCAGGATCGTCGCATCAAGATGGCGGCTCGTTTCAACGAACTGATCAAAGAGGTTATCGATGATTTTATTCCGGTACAACAGATCCTTGATACGTACATCCCCAACTTTACAGGTGACTTGGACATGGGCGGTGCCAACGAGGACCCCACGGATCCCACCGACCCCGAGATGGCCGGCGACGAAGAAGAGTCAACACCGGTTGCAACACCGTTGCCAGGTACACCGGAGGCTGGGACACCTGCAGCGCCTGAAGCGGATACTCCAGTGGTACCAGATGAGGCAGGAACGCCGATGCCGGATGATAACCCCGAGCCCGGTCGTCCACCTCTTCCCACTGGTATTAAACAGGTTCCAGTCAAAGTTCATCACGAGACACTATTCGACGATGCTCCGGACAAGTAAAAGTCCAAGAGGTCGCGCAGCGGAAATTTTCGTAACCTACAGTAGATGGCTGATCACTATTTTCGTGACCCTATGAGCGCTGCTCTGATTGCAGCCGCAGCGACCATTGCTTACATTCACATTCGCGCATCACTGAACAACGAAAAAGTCCTCACCAACTCAGCGTACTTCAAGCCGGCATTTCTCGTCGGTTTGCTCGTGTACATCATCGTTCACCAGGGCAGTGGACACCAAGAGACTATTTCAACCACGCCTTTTAGGGCTTAAATCCAAGTCACGTAGTGACTTGTCCGTCGGAATTCGCGGCGGACGGGGGGCACTACGTGCCGGCTGGACTTTTGGCTTAAAGCAAAAAAAGTATATTTTCTCAATGGCGACCACCACCAACGCTTTCAACGACATGATGCAGCAGTTTCTTGACGAGCTTGTTCTCACGTTTCCCACTGAGAAGAAGCTGGTAAAGTACCAGAACACGTTCATCCTTCTGCGCAAGGCGAACCAGAAGAAGCCTCTGAAGGAGTTTATGGAGACTGTAGGTCCTTTTGCAAACCACCTGATGCAGAAGGATGAGGAGTTTTTCCAGACGCATGCGTCAGAGGTGCCTTTTCTGAACGACCTGGACATTCCTCGTCTGTGGAACTCCGATCTGTCCGATGCGACGAAGGGTGCCATCTGGCAGTACCTTCAGACGCTGTACATTCTGGGTACGACCATCTCCGCTCTTCCAGCCGAGACGCTCAACATGATCGAGTCTGTGGCGCAGAAGTGTGCCAGCCAGCTCCAGGATACGGCAACCGGCCCCGACGGTACCATTGACGAGGCGGCTCTGATGAACAGCATGAATGGTCTGATGTCATCTCTACTCAAGGGTGGTAAGGGTGGTCCTCTGATCTGAAACAGCAAGTCCTTTCCACCGCAGGTGGAAAGTTGCCACCAGTCGACGGACAAGTCCTTCGGACTTGGAGTAAAAAATCTCCACGTAAAATAGAAGATGACGATTGACCTGCGTGAACTCATTGCAAAAGATCAACTGCTGGATTTTTGGCCCACGTCTCGTCAGACGGCGGAACAGCGAGTTCTCGCAACGACTCGTTTCATCGTGTACGCCGTTGTGCTCACGTACCTGATTCGTCGCGATGCTCGCATCGTTGCTCTCGGTGCTCTTGTCATTGCCGCTCTTTATGTACTGTACACCATGAACATGATTCCAGACGGTAAGCGTGTCGTTTCGACTGGCCCAAAGGTGATGAGCGGTCTGCGCATGCCGACGCGCGACAACCCCATGGCAAATTACCTGCTCGGCGACGACCCAAGCTACGCGCAGCAGGCTCCGTGGTACCCTTCAATGAAGGAGGAGGTCCAGAACGAGTGGAAGTCGATTCACCCGTTCGAGCGTAAACGCGACGCTGAGCGCAACTTCTATACTACGGCAGTGACGACGTGGCCGAACGACCAGGCGGCTTTTACAAATGCTGCGTTCGGGAAACCATTCGCCCCCATGTGCCGCGACGACCCAGCATCATGCAACCCCGACGGTCCATATGCCCGCGGACCAGAGCGTGTCCAGATCCGTGGTGGTAACGGACGCTAGACAACGGGCTTCGCCCGTTGGATAAAAATATCAACTACAAGTAATAATGCCGAGCAGTGTGCTTCAGCCCGGCCTCCTCATGGTTGAGGATGGAATGTACTTTGGTCCCAAGAACACGAACTACGTCGACATTGTCATGACGGACGATGCTCTGCGTTCACAGACGACGTCCCGCAACAACAAGTACTACGCTGACAAGCCGTACGACTTCCCTGAGCTGTACATTGAAAAACCAGTGAACAAATTCATGTCGTGGGACCCGGCGAGCACGTACGCAATGTACCAGTCGGCGTCTTACGCGAAGCGTTACCCTACAGACAAGCAGTAAGTCCTTTCCGCCGCAGGTGGAAACTGGACAAGAGGCGCGGATCGCCTCTTGGACTCGCGGATAAAAAATAACATCTAAATAATAGATGGACCCCTTCAGTCTTGCCGCCGTTGTCGGTCTGGTATTTGCCGGAAAGAAACTCAGCGACGTCAAGGAGGAGCAGGCGGTGATGCCTTCACAGCCAGAACAGATTACTAAATTTGATCTCGTTCAGTACAAGTTTGCTCAGCAGGACCCACCCCTCGACCCACTGAATCTCGAGCCGAACACGGGACGTGGGTTTTCAGGAGGGTTCCGTCTTCCACCGAAAGATATTGCACCAAGTTTCGCGGACGTCGTACCTAATGGAACTCGTTTTCCATTCGGTCAGCCCGTGTATCAGACGGATGGAAGCCGTGAGCCGGTCACGAACAAGATGAACAATGTAACACCTGCAGACAAGAAATACGTCGGACGCGGCCTCGGTATGTCACCGGACACACCAGCGTCAGGTGGTTTCCAGCAGTTTTTCCGTATTCTGCCCAACAACATGAACGAGGAGCGTCTGACGACTCTGTCCGGTACGTGGGGTGGTCCAGCCAATCCCGTCATCAAGAACGGTGGAACTACACTGGGTGCTATTTCTCACCCCGCCAAGCTGTCCAAGACGACGTCAAACTACCTGCCCATGCAGACTCGCGGTCAGGGGCAGGGTGGTGCCATCACGGCACCGGAAGGTCGTCCGGATTTCCAAAAGACACGCCGAACGACGAATCGCCAGGAGACGGGGCTTCGCAAGGATGGCCTCGAACTCGGCCCAGGACAGTACATGGTGGCAGAGGCGTACGGTTCCGCATACAACGACCCCATGAGGTGGTCGAAGAATCGCGTCAACCCCGACCGTGCCGGTAACGGCGGGCGCATGAATGTGCGCGCCGACCCCGTCGGTGCCGTCGGCGCCAATACAAACACGCGTCTCGAGGCGGGTGCGCTCCCAGTTCGTCCGGCCGACGCAAGCCGCGGGTCTCGCTACTTACCAAACCAGTATGACCGCCTGAACGTGTTCAAGGGTCAGAAGGATCCACGTACTGGAAATCTGAACCTGGCAAACAATGTTCTCAAGAGCAATCCATTTGCACATTCGTTCAGCGCCAAAGCTGAGACTGGGACTCCGCTCGTTCAGCCTGTAAATTAAATACCAAGAACACGTTGTCGCAGGCAGTACTTCCCGCCTTCGGCGGCAAGGAAATTTTAAGTTCACCTAGACTAAAGATGCAAATCTGGAAGTGGCTTCTTTTGTTCGGACTGTTGTTTTTGATTACATATGAACCATCACGGGGTGGGGGAAAGTTGATGAATTTTTTTACGAGTGACTCAGTAGGAGGGAATGGATTCCCCGAAAGACCAACCATGTCGGGAGAGGCACAAAAGTATAGCGATTCCGGTGACGACGATCAATAACAAGCAGTACATGCTTATTGTTCACGATCGTCGGTACCAGGAGTGGACGTTCGTCACAGGAGGGTGTCGACGTCGCGAAGTCATCAATCCCTTACGTTGTGCCGTTCGGGAACTCGAGGAGGAGACTCGAGGTACAATCAACCTGAAACGAGGTGCTTACTCGTATTTCCAATTTGCAACCAAGTACAAAGGTCCAGGAGATTCCGAAGCTGACATAGAGGATGATGTCACCAGCATTTATCATGTCTACGTAATCGATTTGCCAATGACGGCTCTTGAACATACGTACATCGTTCGGCGATTCAACGAGGAGAAATCCAAGATGGAGAATCGCCAAACGTATTTTCGTAAAAACTATGACGAAAACGACAAGGTTGAATTTGACACACTCGAAGGAATCACAGCTCGTGGCAACCTCTGGGATATGATACGTACACATGTCATCACAAACCCAGATTTTCACACGGCTCTTTCCTCGACCCAGCGTACAAACTTTTATTTTCGATCCTAAATTAAGAATGAGTACTCCAATTCGATTTGAACGCTTGTTGAATTTCATGAATAAAAACAACCCCGCGTATAATGTCCAGCTCGCCCATCTCGAGAGTGTGATTAACAGAAGCAAACTACAGACACCAGGTGAGTACAGAAATTCATACAGGCGCATCAAAGCGTTGGTTGGACCCAACTATAATGCACGTGTCGCAAAAGGTCGCAACGCTATCATGAAAAGTGCCGCTACATTGATTCAGAAACACTGGCGTGGAACCAGTGTCCGCAAACCGAAACGTCTTGTGTTCTTGAATCCTAACGGAAATAGTGCATTTCTAGGAACGAGTTCTCTTCCTTCAATTTTGAAAAAGCTTCGCACTGCAAAGGTGAGAAGAAACAGAGCGGCGCGTTTCAATTGATGTAAGAAAATATACTTAAACATCAAAATGACCAAGTCAAAGCGTATGTTTGCCGAGATGCTCGTCCAGGCGCGAGGACACGGTGACGCCGACGAGATGGCAAAGACAATGTCTCTCGTCGATATCATCTATGAAATCAAAAAGGAGGAGTTGAAGAAAGAGGCTCCGGCGAAGGAGGCGGAGCCTCCTTCTCCGCCCGTTGTGGAAGTGAAGAAGGAGTCCCCGCCTCCGGTTGTTGAAGAGGAGGAACCCATCGTGATCATGAAAATCAAAGACTTTTGGAGCCGCTTGACGCATGACTCAGACACGGACTAAAAGGTATACACACTGATAGATTATGGAGAAATGGCTCACAGACAAGGGTCCGGGGACGCATGTCCTCATGGATGGTGGAATTCTTCAAGTTCCGTTTGAACAACTTGACGAATTTTACGTCGAGTGCGTACACGCAGTACGCCTCGGTAAGAAACTGTACGTGGTGGAACAAAAGACTGACGTGTTCAAGTTTTTCGTCGACCTCGATTACAAGGGATCAGAGGCGCTTCCAGACGAAGCTGTCCTTGAACTCGCTACGTTGATGCATTCTGTCGTCCAGAAGGGTCGGTGTATCATCGCACGCGCTGAACCTCGTGACGTGGACAGTCAAGTGAAGACGGGTGTGCACATTCATTGGCCAGATGTTTTCGTCACCAAGTCCGAGGCGCTCGCTCTCCGAACCCGTATTCTTCTCGAACTTCCCGACGACCCAGAATGGAGTCAACGTATCGACGCGAGCGTCTACGGTGGTTCAGGACTCCGAATGCTCTGGTCGCACAAACGGGACCGTGGGTCTGTAGATTCCGGCCCGTACATTCCGTGGCGTGACCTCGACGGGAACGTTTTTGTTCCGATACCTTCAGCAGAAACGCTCAAGCTCTTTGCACTTCGGACGAACGAGGTGTCCAACGAGTCTGTGAATGTCGAAATCACATGCGCACCTCTGGAACGTTTTATACGCAGAAACATGAAAGGTCAGGAACTTGCAAATGTTCGGCGTGTCATGCGAAAAGGAGTTGACAAAATTATCGTCCAGACCGACTCCAAGTATTGCGAACGAATCCAGGGTGAACACAAGTCGAACCACGTATGGTTCGGTATTTACCAAGGACGTATATGTCAGCTGTGTCACGACGACGAATGTAATATGATATCAGCCGAAAAGAATAGGTTGAAAAAGTACAACTCGAAGTTTGGAACAAAAAAAGAGATATTACGTTTTGTCGGACGGGAACATAATCTTTCTCCGAGTATAGTAGAGGAATTACGCAGCAATGTTGCTGTGGATAATTCTACTTTTGTGCCTATTCGTGATCTTGTTCCCGACTTTTGGTGGTAAGAAGAATCGGTTTCTCAGAGAGGTGCACCCTTACTCGGGTCTCGACCCTCAAACGTGGGAGCTTCTTCAAAGTCATCTGTCGGAGTTCGAAAACCAACAGGCAAGTCTGGAAAAAAGAGCAAATGGACTATACAACGCGATTGAGGATGTTCGTAACCTCGCTCTGTTCATCCGACGCGCAGATGACCACGAACACCAGGAAAAGCTCGAATCTATCGCCGTTCAGATGGGCGTCGAGGGCGAGACGACTTTGTTTGAAATAGCACAGAAGAATGGGTTGTATTTCTTTCCAAAGTACTTAAACGATATAGCCCCTGAGGATACAGAGCTTGATGTCAACCGCACCGGAGCAGCCATCAACGGACACTTCCCAGACCCCAAAAGTCACGGACAGTAAGCGCACGCGTTCTGGTCGTACGGTCAAGGCACCCGAGCGTTATACGCCTCAGGAGGTGTGCGAAGATGACTACGCCGATGACGACTACGACTCTCAAGAATCTGGGAGTGTCTCATCTGAGGTATCATATGACACGGAGGATATCTCAAGTGAGAGTGATGCAGACGAAGAGGGGAACCTCGCTGGTTTCATAGTCGAAGATAAAAGCAGCAGTGACTCTGAAAGTAATGGATCGGATGTTCGATCCGAGTCCGGCGAGACCGATGTTCCCAGTGACCGAGACGAACGGCGACCCCCAGCAACACCAGCTCGTGGACGAGGTCGAGGCCGAGGAGCACCAACAACAGCACGACGCACGCTCGTATTATGATCCAGGTCCTCGTATTTTTCACGCTCAGAATCAGTCGGTTGATGTACTTGAAAAAATTTCAAAAGAGACTATAATTCTTGTATTTGCTGCTTTTTTCATTGGTTTGTTGCTGGGGAAGTCACTGACGCCGGTGATTCTGAAGCACTAGTTTCACCCAAGAATGGAATCGTCGGAGATGTAAGTGCAGGTATATATTGACCTGCATCGGGCATGATTGGACTGCCTTTAATATCGACTCCGACGACGGGCGCGACGTTGGACGTCACGGTGGGCACTGGAGGAAGCATGTCGCCTTCGGTTGAAACGTTACTTTCGAACCCGAATGCGTACATTCTTGCCGACCCTCCATCAGACTCGTGTGGTACGAAATCGCCATACATTACGTTTGATGAAGGATCGCCCTGAATGAAATTGAGAATTGGGTTTCCCGCCTGAATCTGATACTCCATACCTGCCATGTCTTTATATACATCGGTCTGATTGTCAACACGGACGACGTTGCTCGTCGAATCGACATACGGGAGGTTGTTTGACATTGTCATCGTGTTACCAACCTGTTCCGTATATGGGGGCTGCGTATTTTCATCACGCGGAGGAGCATACCCCTCTCTGCGTGCTGAAAGAACCACTATTGTCAAGATGAGTACCGCGAGCGCTACCCACAATGACCAATGTGCCTTCATCCTGATATTTGTTTATGTTTTTTTTCCAAGTGGTCGAGTCCAAGTCGCTTGTCCGTTCAACCCAGGAGCCCCGCCGCCACACTTCCTGCACCGACGGGCTCTGGCGCTGGCCCAGCGTCAATCTGGACCATTGGCGCATTAGCACGCTCCTCCTCCTGCTGGACACGGCGATGCTCAATCTCCTCGGAGATGCGCTCGTCAGCAATCTTCACAAGCTCAGGCATATCCTTGTCTGGAAACTCCTTCTTCAGGTCATCGATGAGCTCAGCTGGGTGAGGAATGGGTGGTACATCCGGCTTGGTATAGTACTTGGAATTCTCATCCCCGGGCTCGATGAACGGCGTTGCCGACCCCTCGAGAGGCTTTGCGAGCATGTCACGCTTACGTTTCTCAAACATAGCCGCCGCCTGACGCTGGTTGTCACGATACTTGGTCATAATCTCCTCGAGCTTCTCATTCTGGTAGTGGACGTTGTCAATCTGAAGACGGTCGGGTGGAATCAGTAGCCACTTGTACATATCGACGACGTAAATGTCGACGAGCGCATCCTCCTTCTGTAGGCGCTTGGCGTGAGTCTCCGCCTCATCCTTCGTGGCAAAACACCCACGGATCTTCAGGCCCAACTGCTCATTCTTCTGAGGCATATCCGGCCCGACCATAGAAATCAGTGCAAAAACCTGTCCTGGCACCGTCAAGTAATCCTGCTCGAGAGAACCCATTTAAAACTACAGGACGTCACTCTTTTAAGTTCTACGATGGATCAATTGCGTAAACGTCACAACCAGGCGAAGCGTGACCTCATCAAGCACTGGGTCAAACCGGATTCGTATGTTCTCGACTGTGGGTGTGGACGCGGTGGTGATTGGCACAAGTGGAAGGCGGTCCGTGCTCGAGTCGCCGCCATCGATCCAGACGAAAAGTCTCTCCAGGAGGCGGAGGAGCGGGCGTTGGACATCGGACTCGGGGTATGGTTCCTGGGTCCGGGTGACATTCGACAGGCGGCGTTTGCAGGTCCTTTTGATGTGGTGTGTTACAATTTTTCAATCCAGTACATTCTCGGTGACCACTTCGAGCAGAGCATCAAGGCGATCAAGTTGGCAGTCAAACCAGGGGGACTCCTCATCGGCATTACACCTGAAAAGAGTCTCATCGAAAGCGCGAGTTCCCCAGACGCACTCGGCAACGTGTTTGAGGTCCATGGCGACAAGGTGCTCATGAGTCTGACAGATGGTCCATTTTACGCAGACGGACCCAAGTATGAACCCCTCCTCGATGGCAATGTGCTTCGTCAGGCCCTCGAACCCGAATTTCGATGCGTCGCATGGGGACCTATTGTTCCAGAACACACGGGACTCGTCACCGACATTTACGCACAGTTTGTTTTTCTACGCCTAGATCAGTAGGATGGCCCTATCCGGTATCATTCAGACGGGACTGCTCATCGTGACCCTCGCGGTTGCCGCGTGGAGCAGTCGCCGTGAAGAGCCGCTCATGACGGACCTTCGACAGCGCTACGACACGCTCTTGAATCACCTCAATAGTACAGAGGTTGTTGATCCGAGATTCGCTCGCCTCAGGAAAAGGTGTATCCTCACTGGAATTCACGGGTCCCGGATGAACAGAGGCACCATAGGCTACAACGTCAATAAAGGGTACGAGATTTACATCTGCCTGGACAAGGATGATATAAATTCTGCGATGAATGTTCTCATCCACGAGTTGGCTCATGTCACAGTCGACGAGTACGATCACTCGCCTGAATTCTGGGCGTCGTTCAAAGATCTCAAGGCGCTCTGTAAAACCCTGGGCATTTATACACCCATCGAAGGGTCGCTCGAGTATTGCGGTATAATGATTCAGGACTGATTCACCTTTCCACCGCAGGTGGAAAGTTTTCCGTTGAGACCAGTTTCCCACGGCCGCTTCGCGGCGAACGACGACACCAGTTTTTTTCTCACGCCATTGTAAATGTCTGGTGGTATCGTTCAGCTCGTCGCGACGGGTGCTCAGGACACCTGGCTGACCGGTAAGCCAGAGGTGTCTTTCTTCCGTTCCAGCTACAAACGTTATACGCACTATGCCATGTCTTCCGAACGCCAGCTTATCCAGGGTAACCCCTCGGCTGGTAACATCTCCACCATTCGTCTGGAGAAGAAGGGTGACCTCATCAACTACGTGTACTTTATCGCCAAGGATTCGACTGGTGCCCTGATCCCAGGCATCGACTGGTCCAAGGTGGTTGACAAGGTGGAGCTGCTCATCGGCGGCCAGATTGTCGACACCCAGGACAATGTTTGGATGAACCAGATCGAGCCAGTCGTTGGCGCCCAGAACTACTCCCAGCGCTACCTGAACAACGACACCGACGGTCTGACCAATGTCATCAACGGGTTCCTGCCGCTCAAGTTTTTCTTCTGCAAGGACTGGAACGTGTCACTGCCCCTGGTGGCCCTCCAGTACCACGACGTGGAGATTCGCATCACGTGGAGCAACTCCCTCAACTACCGCGTCGGCTATGAGCTGTACAGCGTAGCCGTGCCGACCGTATCCTCGTTCCCCGGTTCAGCAACGGCAACAACCTCCACGACCGCTGCAACGGGAACCAACTTGACGCTGAACTTGACGCTGGTCAACACAGTGGCGGCTTCAGGAACTGCTGTTTTCACATGGACTGGCACTGGTACACCAGTGACTTTTATAACAACAACTTCCACAATTTTGGGAGCTTCAGGTACTTCCACAGTGGCGGTATCTGGCGGCCAGATGACTATCACTGCTGGCACCGGTACGTTCACTGGTACAGCAGGTGCAGTAGTAACTGGCGTTGTGTTTACTCAGCCAGGTGCACAGGCATTTACGAGCATCAACATCACAGTGGCTCCTACGGCTGGTACCATCGCCGTTGGTCAGATTGTGGCTGGTTTCACCCCGACAGCGGCAACCAACTTCCCAGTTGTGTCTGCCGTGTACGGCACCGTCATCACGCTCACGGTGACGAGCGCAACAGCCACTAACCTGGATACGCTCCTCAGCAGCAAGACTCTGCAGTTCTTCCCCGCAGGCACATTCGGTGTCATTTCTGGTACGGCCTCAGCAGCAGCGAGCGCAGGCTCAACACTGAACTTCGGTACATCTTCAAACCCCACAGTGACCATCGCGAACAGCGGTCTGGT